GTTGATGCCCGGTTGGGCTGATGCTCTTGCTATACGCGAAAGGATCACGCCGTCTGCTTGGATCGAGAAAAACATGGTGCTTTCGAGATCTTACGCCACGCAGGGCCGCGTGGTGCTTTTACCTTGGCAAAAGCAAATCCCAGATTTTTTTGTTGACTATGACGATCTTGTTTTTGTTGCTCCAGTACAGACAGGAAAAAGCATGATGGAGGAGGGTATACTGGGGTACATTATAGACCAGGACCCACAAAACGTAATGGTGGCATACGAAAAAAAAGAGACTGTTGAGGACGTCTTTGATGAAAGATTGCGACCTCTCATTGTTGAGAATCCGTCGTTGCGAAGATACTGGGATGGTGACATTGACAATATAACAAAGCGGCGGATTAAGCTGCAGCACATGGTGATTCGTGTTGCGTCTGGGACGAACAGGAGCGACATTGCGTCTCACAACTCCGGCGTAGTCATCGCTGATGAGTTTGCAAAGTGGAAGCCGCGCGGCGGATCGTTCGACCCATACAAGCTTCTGGGCGGTAGGACACATGCATCCCGTATGCTTGGGCGTCGTGTGAAAAAGCTTTTTGTGTCATCGCCACGCACGGAAGATGACCCGATGTACCGCTTGTCTCATGGTCAGGGGGTTCGTTTTGTGCGCCCGCATTATCAGTGTCCCACGTGCGGTGGCTGGCAAGTTTTGGTCGACAGCCAGATTAAAGAAGTGCCGAACAAAAATGGCGATTTTGACCACAACCCGGACAGAATTAGGCAGGATGGTGCAGCTTGGTACGAGTGTGAACACTGTAAGGGTGAGATAACGGAGGCCCAGAGGGTCGAGATGTCGCAAGTTGTCGTTTATGCGGCGGTAGACCAAAAAACAGGCAAAACAATAGAGACGATTGACAAAAATGGCAATCTTGGTGCGAAAGTTTCGGCAAGCAGGTGTGTTGTTAATTGGAACCGGCTTGTCGATGTCACGTGGCGATTCTCGGACTGTCTTGCGTCGTACTTTGAGGCACTGAGTTCTTCCGACGGGTCAACGCTTGCCGACTATCAAAACGAGGATATGGCGCGCTGGGTAAAGACCCACTCGGTGAGGTTCTCTGATAGTTGGCTACAAAAAAAGGCAAAGTCGAGCAAGTATTGTCAGTTTGGCAGTGGCGCGTATGTTCCTGATGGCGTAAAGGTTTTGCTGTGTGGAATAGACACACAAGACGACGGTTTTTATGTCGTGATACGTGGGTTTGGTCAAAACCTTGAGTCGTGGCTCGTCCGTGCAGAGTTTGTCAAGTGCGACTCTGACCAAGGCCCGTATGTGAACCCAGCAGAGGTCCACAGCTTGCTTTCCGGTGAGATAAACAGGTATAAATATGTCAAGAGAGATGGGACAGAACTTTCGGTTTTTTATGGTTTTATTGACCGCGGCGGGCATAGACGTGACGATGTGGATTATATCTGTGCCCACAGCACATATCTGCAGCCGTACATCGGGTCTACGCGCAAGGATGCCCCGTTGATAACTGTGTCTAAGGGTGGTTTCCACATGGGCAACACACGCCTTTTGAGCCGGACTGTGGAGAAGTGGATGCAAAGCGAGGTCTGGCACCTGCCGAAAGATATACAGCCAGAATACTGCAGGCAAGTTCTTGAGCAGCACGACGAAGAGGTTACAGATGCACGTGGCAACACAAAAAAGCGGTGGGTTACCGGAGACGATACTGGCAGGCCAGACCACTACAGAGACTGTGAAAACCTGATAGTTGCGGCGGTGCATAGTGTCGGTTTGCACGACATGATGTTCACAGAAGAGGGTGCTGTTGCCGTCGAAAAGCAATCTACGAACAGACCATCTGGAGAAAAGTCAAGGCGACAGCAGACACACGCCACTATCGGCGGTGTGTCAGTAAATGACTTTATGGGCGGGTTTAACTAAGAGGGGGTAAATGTGGCTCAGAGACGCAAGCAATCGTCGGTTGAGGTCGTGCAGGACCAGAAAAAAAAGCAGTATATACAGACTGTGCACACCGGAGACATTGGGCACGGGTTGGCCGACATTTGCAACAGCAAGAGCGCAGATGGGTACATTCTCGACAGGATTGTTTCTACTGGAGGGAACGAGTCGGTTTTTTTGTGGCGTCGCAAGTGACTGGGCGGTCGCTTGTTGGTGGCCCACACCGTGCGGAATCGGGCCACCAGCCACATCCTTCACTCTTCATTGCTTTTCACGCTTTCCCGTTCTCGCCTCTACCATATCGGTAATTGTTCCCGAAGGTTATCAACACTAAATATTTGTCCACAAGTTATCAACATGTTATCCACAAGTTATCAATACTACAAAAAAACTACAAAAAATAACAGGCACCCACACAACAACAAAAAAAAACAATGCGATACACGCAACACATAAAGCAGTTTCTTACACGCTTCATCGTCAAGGACGTATGGTTCCTTGGCGAGGAGGCTACAATACAAGACAAGACAAGACAAAGAACAAGAAAAGACAGAAGAACGCTTACGCTAAGTGTGCGCAGCAGCGCACGCGTCGAAAAAAAAGCACACAAAATCACGGATCACGAAAAGCAACAGCAAACACGAACCCGAACACATGCGCCATCTTTGACACAGTGCGCCAAATTTGCCTCAGGATCAATCCTAACACCACGGGGGCACTCTCGGTACCCTGCATGGCTTAACATGCGAAATAGCGGCGTTTCTGTGCGTTTTACTGGCAGGGTCCGGGGAAGAGGTACCACCACAACCCGTGTTTTTTGAGCTTTTTTCAAAAAAAACAATTATCAACAGGTTTACAAAAAAAAATATGTTATATTTATCTTGCATGTAAACTGCCTACTTTTTTTTGGGGCTTGCGCATGGCCTTTTCTTCTGCGGATATCACAGCGATTGAGGCTGCGATCGTATCTCTTGCCACGTCCGGTGTCAAGCAGGTTATGATTGGCGGTCGCTCATACACAAAATACGAAATCAAAGACCTCATGGACCTGAGAGACACCATGCGCGCAGAGGTCTCTTCATCGTCATATGGTGCCACTGTTCCCGTGAAATTTAACGAGGTGTCCGGTTGAAATTGACAATCAGGCAGCAGCTGAAAAACGTGTGGTCTGACATCAAGGCTATGCGTAGCGGCCAGCCAGCAAACAGGTACGAGCTTGGAAGGTATTCAGAGCTTTTCGGGCACATATCTGGACATATCCGCAGCATGTTTTCGCATCACGAGAGTGCAAACACCGGTCGATTGTACAGCGATTGGACTACGAGCTATGACACCCCGTATCGAGACTATAACGGGGCACGCGAAAAAATAATTGCCCGGTCGATTAAAGCCGCTGACAACAATCCGGTTGCGAAAACGATTATCGACACGATTGTTTCTGACGTTGTCGGTACTGGTATAAAGCCAGTTCCGAGAATAAAAACAAAGAGCGGCACGCTTGTTAAGGGTCTCAACGACCAGTTGGCAGAGGGCTGGAAGCGATACAATGACCAGTGGGACTCTACTGGGTACGGCACTTTTTACGAGTGTCAACAGCTTTTGCTCCGTGAAACGATTATGTCTGGCGCTGTCTTGACGAACAAGGTCAAAAGTGGAGACAATTATTTGGGTGTTGGCACACAGATTGTTCCAGCACTAAGGCTTGACACATCGAAAGACCTTGGCAACCCGACACTGAGCGACAATCCGCTTGTAAAGCAGACGGCGTATGGTATAAATCTTGACGAATATGGAAAGCCGGTATCGTACTACTTCAAGGGTGTTGACAATCCGGTGCCTGCCAAGTTTGTCAACCACATTTTCAAGCGCATGAAAGCGGAAGAGTACACGGGTACCCCATGGCTTTCTGTTGCTTTGCGCTGGTTGTGGGCGACGGAGCAACTCGTTCAGGATAAGCTGATAGCATCACGTATACAGGCCATGATTGGTATACTTGTACCGACAAGTACATACAACGACCTTGTCAACAACGATCTAAACTCTGACAGCCAGATTGATCTGTCGGCTGGCAAGATATGGCGATATGACCCGACACGGAACGCGAAGCCGGAGATCATGCAGGCGGATGACTCGATCAAAGAAATGTTGATACCGCTTAAAAGGATGATTTTGCACACGGTTACTGCGTCTCAGGGGTACTCATACCAGACAATAACGAGGGACGTGTCTGAAATCAATCAGGCTGCCGGAAGGATAAACACGAACAGGGACGAGGAGACTTCGCGGTCTATACAAAGGTGGTTTGCGAAAAAGGCATGTCAGTACGAGTGGGACTGGTTTGTTTACAGCATGTTTGTAAGTGGGAAAATTGCTGGCTACAACGCAACTGACTACTTCAAGGACCCGTGGAAATACAACCAGTGCCAGTGGCAGACACCTGGGCGAGAATTTATTGACCCCGCAAGAGAGTCTCAGGCAATTGAGCGGCTTGTCAATAACAAGCTTATGAGCAGACAGCGGTGGTATTCTGAACACTACGGTGAGGATTGGCGCGACGTAGTCGATCAGATTGCGGAAGAAGAAGACTATATGCGGAGTGTTGGTGTGGTGTCTGAGGCCATGGCAAAAGAAGAGGGTGTTGTATATGAGGAAGAAAATGAAGACAGTGAATTTTGATGTGTTAAAAAACATAAAGACGATAGCGTCTGACTCAAAAAGTGTTGTTGTGTCAATGGTTGGTGGTTTGTCTGTCCCGAAAGAGATTGTTTTAATTGTTGACGCAGAAAAAGGGGAAAACGATGCCAAAAAGTGACAGGAGACTGTTTCGCGCTGCGCCTGTTGAGGGTGTCGAGGGTGTTGACCGTGAAAAAAGGACCATATACGGTGCGTCAATGATAAGCGTTGGCGATCTTTTGGGGCACAGCTTGAGCGCAGACGATACCACCATTGGCCAGGTTGTTGAGCATGCAAACAAGGTTTCGCGCGGCGTTAAGGTGCGTTTTGGGCACCCCATGATGTCCGTGAACGCAGAGGGTACTTTTCTTGGCCGTGCAAAAAACTGGCGGGTAGATGGAGACCGCGCCCGTGCTGACGTTGAGCTAAACGACGTAGCCTTTCGAGAAGACTCACCATCTGGAAACATCGGGGACTATGTGCTTGACTTGGCGGAGAGCGACCCTGATGCTTTTGGAACCTCAATTGTTGTTGATGGCGACGAAGAGTACGAGATTGACGAAGATGGAAACAAGGTTGTTGACGAAAACGGTAAAACAAAAAACCCGATGCTGAGAATTAAGCGGCTTTGGGCTGCCGATATTGTTGACGAACCCGCCACTGGGGATGGCATGTTTTCAAAAACAGTTGTGTTGTCAAGTGTTGCAACGGAACAACTTGACAAACTGATTGATGAGCCAACAGCCCTTGATACGATCAGGTCTTTTTTAGGCCGGTATGTGTCGTATCGGGGTGATAAACATAACAATTTGGGAAGGCTTTTGTCAGCCCTTGACATGGCGACTGACAACGGTGTTACTGAAAAAGATGAGAAGGAAAATTTTTCACAAACAGAGAAGGGGTATTGTATGCCGAACGATGTCCAGAAAAGCGACGACTCCGAACTGCGCGCTGCGCTGGAGAGGGAAAAAAACGAGGCCGTCGAAAGTGCGAAAAAAACAGAGCGCGAAAGGGTTGAGTTCATTCGCGCACTTGGTACTCGTGTGGGTGCGAGTGCTGAAAAAATCAACGAAATGGTTGAAAACGGCACAAGTGTTGCCGACGCCGGGAAAGTTTTTTCACGTCAAGAGGTTGAAACCGCTGTGCCGGTTGCGCCTGAAAAGCCCGAAATAAAATTCGGTGTTGACGCGCGCGACAAGTTTGTTGAAGGTGCTGGCGCTTCGCTTGCCATGCAGGCGGGTGTTTTGGATCAGGAAAAAGATGCAAAAACCATTGACAATGTACGCAGGTCTCAGTATAACGGCATAGGGATCATGCAGCTTGCGCGCAACTGCCTGCATGCAGACGGTGTCGGAAATGCTCACATCATGAACAACGAGGATGTGTACAGTCTTATGATGCGGCGTCTGCGCGTACAGCTTGACGCTGGAGGCTCGGCACAGGCGACTGGTGATTTTGCAAACCTTCTCAGCAATACGCTTAACAAGGCGCTTGCCAGAGGGTGGGAAGTTGCTGGAACCACATACCAGAAGTGGTGTGGTACAGGGTCGCTGAGGGACTTCAAACAGGCTGATTTGATCAAGGTCACAGAGTTTTCTGATGTTGTCAAGATTCCCGAGGGTCAGGCTGCTAAGTATGGCGAGTTTTCTGACACAAAAGAGACGGCACAGCTTGAGACTTATGGCCGCCTTTACTCTTTGACCCGTCAGGCTATGATCAATGACGATTTGAACTGGTTTGCTCGCGTTCCGATGCGCGTGACCGCTGCTGTTCGTCGAAAAATGAACAAGCTTGCGTATGGTTTGATTTACAACAACAACGGAGGAACAAGCGATTTCGTCGGGCCGACGATGAACGAGGACAGCAACAGTCTTTTTGATGCAACAAACCACTCAAACTATGTTGCCGCTGCGAGCGGTGGTGCACCGTCCACGTCTACGCTCAACACTGCGTGGATTGCGATGCGGACACAGACGCTGCCGTCTCCCGATGGTGGCCGGAGCGACACCATTTACGCGAACATACAGCCGAAATACATCCTTTTTGGACCTAACCAGGCTATGAACGTTTACCGCCTGCTGAGTTCGACATATCTTGTCGGGTCCAACGAGGTCGGCAACGCAGAGGGTTCGATGGCGTCGAATATTTACGGCCCAGGCCAGGTCAGGAACATGATACCGATTGAGGACGCAGAGATAGACGGCCTCAACAGTTCATACAATCCTTGGTACCTTGCCGCAGATCCTTCGCTTGTTGGTACTGTGACCGTGTACACGCTCAACGGCAAAGATGCCCCGACGAGCAAGTCGGAAGAGGCCCGCATTAGTGAGGTCCAGGGCATGAGCTGGAGTGTGATGCACGATTTCACTTTTGCTGTTGAGGACTGGAGAGGTCTTTACTGCAACGTTGGGTCGTAATTTTTCTTTTGCGGGGGCATAATACTGAAGCAATAGGAGTGAAACTATGAGTGCTGTTGGATCGACACGCGAGGCAGAACTGCGGCAGAACCTGGCCGAGTCTACCCGTGTTGAGTGGACAAACGACACAGGGGCAGCTGTTTCTGTTGGCGAGGTTATTGCCATTGCCACGAAAAGTGGTCGCAGGAGAGCGCACTTTGTTGTGTCAAACAAGACGTCTCCCACATCCAGCACGGTTGCAAACGGTGCCGTTGCTCTTTTGCAGTGGCGCGGTCGGGTGAGTATTCCTAAGAATACGAGCACTGCGTTTACCGTTGCAAAAACTGTTTGGTGGGATTATTCTGGTGATGAGGCTGTTGCTTCTGCAACCGCGAACACGATGAATGATTTCGTTGTCGGGTCTTGTGCGAAGGCTGCTGCTTCGACTGATACTTTT